AAAAAGAGTGTAATGATTTCAATAACTTATAAAAAAAGCATTATTTTTTTTAAAAATCCTTATTTTTCCCTTTATTTTTCCCCTAAAATATATTTATAATTAGATAATCTTTAACAGAGGGATTCATAAAATAAGTAATGCCACGTTTTAGACGCACTGTCTCACCTAACAACAAGAAGCCTACCAATACCAACGATCCAAAGATTAAGACAATAACCGTTTCCGGTAATAACAATGGGGGTAATGGGAGTCGCCCCAGGAGAAAGAATGGGAATGGAAAGTTAACGTTTTTGCAGGCCCAATTTGTTGCTGAATATCTGAAAGACTTGAATGGGAAACAAGCTGCAATCCGAGCGGGATATGCTCCGAAGAGTGCTGAAGTAAAAGCATCGCAACTATTAAGTGTAATTAAGGTTCAGCAAGCGGTTCAGAAGCAAAGGGACAAACTAAGTGCCAAGGCCCAGATTGATCAGGAATGGGTGCTGGAAAGATACAAACGGTTGATTGAGTTTCATTTGGATGAGATTTATGATGAGCAGGGCAATCTAAAACCCTTAGATCAGATCCCCAAGAATGCCCTGTATGCTATTCAGAATTTCAAGAATATGAAAAGCAAATCCACATCTACTTCTAAACAAGGGCAGAAAACAACCGAAATGCTCTTGCAAGATATAAAGCTCCCAGACAAAAGGGCGGTCCTTGACTCCCTGGCTCGGCACCTGGGAATGTTTGAAAAGGATAATGCCCAGCAAGGAAGGGGGGGAGGAATCAATTTCAATGCCCCGGTGCAAATCAATGTTGGATTAGTAGGGGAGGAAGAGTAGAGATGCGCTATTTCCATTTCTTTATAAATGTTCCTTGTTTTAAGAATCCTAATTGCATGATTATTTTTGTTATGCAGGTGAATATAAACTAACGGACATAACCTCCAAGTACATTAAAATGAGTGATTGTTTGGAGATACAAAAGGCTTGAGAAACTATAACTGTGAAAATTATGATGAATGTTTAAGTGAGGCCGCAAAAAGAAACTTAAAAGAATTTCCATGTGAGGTAGAGAGATGTAGTAATCTTGTTTTTTCAAGGAAAGTCTGTAAATAAAGTAAAAATAGGAAAGTTGTAACCTATTGATATTGTTATATATTTTTCATGTTTAAGATGCAGAAAGATAGAAAAAAGGAAAAGGCTAAATTTGTTAATGAAATCAATAACTTATATAAAGCCGTAGGCAAGAGATAAAATTTTGTGCATAGGGTTTTATTAAAAGTGCAAAGATTATTGATTGTAGGACGAATATAAAGGTCATTTTTTGAGTAATGCAAGAAAATAATTCTATTAACATAAATATAGATAGAAAAGTCTTCAACAAAGCCTTTCTTCCATATTTAGAAGATAATACTCAGATGCAAATCTTCTTTGGCGGGGCTTCTGCTGGAAAGTCTGCTTTTGTTGTTGGTCAAAGGACGGTTTATGATCTTCTCAAGGGCGGGCGCAATTATCTGATTGTCAGAAATGTTGCCCGTACTTCCAGCACATCTACTTTTAACCAGGTCAAGCAGATTATTGATAACTGGAAGATCAATGATTATTTCAGAATCAATCTTTCTACATTGACTATTACCTGTGTCAATGGTTATCAGATATTATTTGAGGGGTTAGATGATGTTCAAAAGTTGAAGTCTGTCTTGCCTCAGAAGGATGTTATTACAGATGTTGTTGTTGAGGAGGCAACAGAGACAAAGCAGGATGATATAAGACAACTTCAAATCCGGTTAAGAGGGAAAGCGGAAAAGCCTAAACGGTTGACATTGTTGTTTAACCCAATCCTGCAATCTCACTGGATTCATGAAGAATATTTCAAAGGCCGTTTTCATGAAGGGGATCGAGTTTATCATGATGATGGCCTTTTGATTTTGCATACTACATATAAAGATAATCGTTTTCTGGAACAGGCTGATAAAGACGTCCTCAAAAATCAGAAGAGTGAATACCATTATGATGTTTATACATTGGGGAAATGGGGTGTGCTTGGAGGAGTTATCTTTACCAATTGGAAGATTGACAATCTCTCTAATATGATTCCTATTTTTGACAATATTAAAAATGGCTTGGATTTTGGATTTGCAGATGACCCGGCGGCCTTTAACCAGCTGCATTATGATAAGATAAGGAAGAAGATTTATATTTTTGAGGAGATGCATGAATATGGATATACGAACCCGATGATCGCTGAGTGGCTGGCCCCAGTTGTTGGGACGGGGTTTGTGGTTTGTGATTCTGCGGAGCCAAAGTCAATTCAGGAACTTCGCAATAATGGCATTAAAGCAATAGGGGCGAAAAAAGGCAAGGACTCAATCCACCACGGCATTCAGTTTCTTCAACAGCATGAGATTATTATTGATCGGTGCTGCCAGGAGACCATAAATGAGTTTCAACAGTACCAGTGGAAGAAGTTGCGGACTGGGGAGACGACAAATGTGCCTATGGATAAAGACAATCATCATATTGATGAGATCCGGTATGCATTGGAAGATGAGATGCCTCAGATGCAAGTTGAACCTCGTATTTCAGTTGTTGATCATAGTGATAAGAGGGACGTTCGGCCAGAGCCCCCAGTTGATGTTCAGCCAGGGGAACAGGTGATAGAGGTATGGGAACAAGATCGAATTGTGGGATATGAGGTTTTGAAGCCTGGGAGAAGAAGGCCAGGAATTTCATTGCCTTTGAGGTAGGGGAAATAGGTAAAGGTTGTTAGGAGGCAATATGTTAGATAATTTTCGTGAAATGTACATCAAAGAATTGAAAAAGAATAAAGATTATTGGGGGTTCACTTGAATATCTTATATTTAATTCTACAAATGTAAGAGCTTTTGTATATGAAGTTTGTAAGGCGTGTAATATCTCCCAACAACCAAATGCAGCGGATGGGATTATCTGCTGTGCCCTTTGCGGATGTGAGATTGAATCGTCAACTGTTATTTGTAGAGATTGTAGGGGGGGGGATCATAATCCCGTCGCTGATTAGGGCTTTGTAATTATCATGATTTTAAGTTGAATGAAATTAAAGGAGGAAAACGTCATGAGCTTTGACATTTTAAAAGCATTAGGGACAGCTGGAAAAGTTGTTGCTGGATTTGTTCCTGGTCTGGGGCCTGTGTTAAGTGGGGCCTCGGCACTGGCAGATATGATTGGGGGTAGTGTAGGAGATAAGATTAAATCTGGTATTTCTCAGGTTACTGAGGGCATGGGGGAGGTTGCAAAACAGCCCTTATCTCCAGAACAGCAGATTGAGCAACAAAGAATTGCTTCTGAGACCAAGGTTGGACTTGCTGAATTAGGATATAAGGAGAAGAAGCTTGATTATGACGATGTGGCTGGGGGTCGGGATGTTGTCAAGACAGCTTTGCTAAGTGATGATCCTATAGTTAGAACGGCAAGGCCTAAAATGATGCTTCTGCTTGGCAAGACCAGTGTGGGCTATACAATTGGCACACCTATTCTTGTCTGTATTATGGCATGGGCTAAGATTGATACAGAACTGTTGGAATTGGTTACGAATATGATTCTGTGGCAAGGGGCTACTCTTTGGGGTGCTTTTATGACGTCATTTACTGGATACACGGTTTCTCGTAGTGCAGACAAGCGTTCCTTGGCTAAAGTGGAGAGCGGTGAAATGTCCAGCAATTTGTTAGGCACAGTTTCTAAGATTGGCAAGATGATTTCTTAGGGAGGCAAATAGAAATGCCTTCTCGACAGGACCTTATCCTTGAACATCTTCTTTATGCTAAGGGAATTGCCTTCAACCTTTGTTGGAATAGGAATCTCCCTTTTCATTTCTTTGATGATTGCATGTCTATTGCTGCTGAGACTTTGATTGGGGCGATTGATAGTTATGATGAATCTGCTGGGACTTCATTGAAAACGTGGATTACTAAAAATGTCAAGTTTGCGGTGACAAATTTTAGTAAAAAGGAAATTCGAAATGCCCTTCCTATGGTTAATATTGACAATTATTCTAACTCTCTTAGCCTGGCATCTGACGGGACAGAGCGGGCAATTTACAATAGGGATTTAGTTTACAAGATTCTGGATTTTGTCAGGGAGAATTCTCTTAAAAAGAAGGGCAGGACGAGGAAGAGGAAGAAAGAAGTGGATGATTTTCTTGCCTATTTGATGGATGGATATTTGAGGGAAGAGGTTGCAGATTGGAGGAGGTGTTCTCCTCCTAATGTGAGTTTGATGATTTCGGGGTTAAAGGATTTAATCATTGAGAAATTTGGGGATGAATTTTCTTGACAAACTTACTTTTTTCGGAATTTTAATTATATATATTAAAAAGGAGAATTGAGAAATGACTTTTACAGCAAAATATCTTCCAGTTTCAAAACATCGCTATTTTCGTTTTTTTGCTTCTGACGGGAACCCTCTTGCTGCCTGGAATGATGTCCTGGATGAACAGTTTGACCCGTCTTGTGCTTTTATTCTTGAAGAGATTCGGTTGCATCTTTCCACTGTTCATGTCTCAGTGGTCAGTTTTTATGTGATTGTGTCTCATCACATAGATAGTGCCTATAATGAGGTTGTAATATCTCAGGCTATGGTTGGGCTCAAGGATGTAGTTTGGCAACCTTCTTTTTTTCCTCGGTTGTATTGGCCAGGGGATACTCTCAGCATTGGCATGAACATGTCATTATCTAATACTTATGGTTTAATGATTTCTGGTTGGGCCGTAACGCAAGAAGTAGGGTAATGATGGTAATGATTGAAGAAAAAAGGGCAAATGATGGAAAAGAACAACAATAAAACTAAAACATATCAATGGGTAATTGGAATTCTTGTGAGTTTTATTATTATTGGCTTGATTGGATTCATTGGAGATATAAGAGGTGAAATTAAAGGGACAAAAACTCAAATAGCCTTTCTTCAGAAAAACAAAGTCGAATATGACCAATACCGCATTGACCTGGCTCGTATGGAGAAGAAAATAGATCAGGTGATAGGTATGCTTGATGGGAGACTTAAATGAAAAATCTCTTTAAGATTGTAATAAGGTAAAGAATAAAATAAGCGATAACAATAAAAAAAAGAAGGGTATGATGGAAATGACAAACAAAAGATCTATGTCAAGTATAGAAGAGGTGGTAATAAATGATCTTGATATCCTCCTGGGTATGGCTAAAAATTGCCCACATGATGGGGGAAAGTGCCCCTTACTTTATCGGCTGTTTGCGATAAAAAGGGCTCTTAAAATTATTGAGGGAAAGGCGGAAATGGCGATAACCCCTGAATTTCTGGAAGTACTTAAATATAGGCATAAGGAATCTGAGGGGTTTAGAGCTGTGCCCTATCAGGATACTGAAGGGGTATGGACTTTTGGACATGGCTTTACTCGTATTGAAAAAGATGAAGCTGATGTGGTGTTACAAATGAAATTACTCAAAATTATTGAAGGAGATTTACCCATTTTTGCTGAGGAAATAGGGAGTCTTAATGAAAAGCGTTTAATGATTTTTATTGAAATGATTTATCAACTTGGGGTAGCTGGGGTTAAGAAGTTTAAGAAATTTAGAAAAGCCATTCTTGTAGATGATTGGCTTGAATGCAAAGCTCAAATGCTTGATAGTAGGTGGCATGTTCAGACTACAAATAGATGTGAAAAGTTAGCGAAAGAGTTTGAAAGAGGGTAAATGAAATTTGTAAAAATTGGAAATCTACATTAATGACAGTTGCAATCATTACAAGGGTGTTAGTGGTTATTATAGGCTCGGGTTTGATAAGTATATATGCAAATCAATAATTAATGGGGCCTCCACCTGACCGTGTGAGAGTATAAATCAAAGGTCGTTAAACGTGATGCCTCTTTTAATTTAAGGAAGGAGATAAACTATGAAAAAATATATTGTCTTACTTACAGTAACAGCATTTTTACTTATGGGTTCAATGTGTCATCATGGGAGTAATGGTGTAGTTCCTCCACCTCCTATTAATAATATACCAGTAGGTTCACTTGACAAAGCCACGGCGACTTATGTGTGGGGCTGGGCATATGACAAGGATGCAGGCAGGAATCCGATTGCTGTTCATGTATATGATGGGGGCAAATTAATTGCTATGGGAACAGCGAATAAGCAAAGGATAGATTTATTGTCAGTTGTGGGTGATGTTAATCATGGATATAAACTAAATTATTCTTTAACTCCCGGCAAGCATATGATACATGTTTATGCTATTAACTTCCCCAAAGGGACAAATGCAGAGCTTGGTGGATCCCCAAAAGCAGTAGCCTATGTACCTACAATTCCAGTATGGAAAGAGATAACTGGCGGTATGCTAAAGCATGTTGGTGAATCCTTGTTCTATATGAAAAAATTTAAAGGAGAACTTTATGGAGCTACTGAGCAAACTGGTCGAATAGTAAAGTTTAATGGTATAGCCTGGAGTCAGGCATTTCAAACAAACCAGTTGGGCTATAGTAAATATGATAACAGTTATCATCTTGGAATATACGGTGATTTCATGTATACTGGTTTCCGAGATTTCCTTTTCAGGCCAACCTCTATTATGATATTCCGTACTAATGGACAAGTTTGGAGTCGTGTACATCATGAAAAAGATTATGCACAGGCGAGATTCTTAAATTTTAATGGTGGTTTCTATACTATGATTTCCACTTACCTTGGCTCTAACAGGACAAAGTTATACAGAAAAACAGACCCAAATTCAAGGAATATAGGTGTTCTGGTTGCTACATATCCTAAGTGGTTATATGGCGATTCTGTTGTCTGGCAAGGTAAAATGTTTTGGGGTGGAGAAGGTATTTTCTCTGTTGATAAAAATCATAAACTTATTACAGAATATCTAACCGGTGGTCATGTGGGAAAGGAGCCCACTATAACGGCTTTTCAAATATTCAATAACAAACTTCATGCTACTTTTATGCAAGGGTTTCGACGATCAGGAGTCAGCAAATTGATGGTAAGGTCTTCACAAGGCTGGGAAACAGTTAAATATTTTCCTGAACCCGAAGCTTGGTGCATGGAAGTATATAATGACAAGCTCTATCTTGGTACAAGGAAGGAAGGCGGAGGTGGCAAAGTATATGAATTGGATAAAAACTATAAATCCAAGGTAGTAGGCACAACTAAGGCGGATGGATTCTTCAGTCTAAGGAAATTTCAGGGTAAATTGTTTGCTGGTACGTATAGCCAACAACAAGTTAGATCATATATGTTTTATTACAAATAATAAAAGGCAGAAAGCAATAAATTGTGACGAAATATTGTTTAGTATATCCCATGGCGTTGACCCAACACATAAATGTGAATTGGCGAATGATGTCATGACAGTATAAAAATATAGGTAAACTATGACAAGAGGAATAAGCAAAGTAATTAAAGTATGGGACTTAGTTGGATTTATATTTATGGCTATCTTTATGAAAATAAAAAGAACAGTGAAAAGTAAAAAGAGATAATGTTCTGGTCTAAAAAGAAAAAGACGTCAATAATTGGTAGTTGTGGTAATCCTACTGGTATGCCTCTTAGAAATGATGCTGGCGACCATGGTTATTATGGAGCCCCGCGGGCCCACAAATTAACTAAGCCTTTTCAAACATCTTTTAATTTTTAGGAATAAAATGAGTAATTCAATAGACTGGAGCAAAGTAAAGCATTTTGAAATAAAAGAGTTTGATGATCCCCTTTATCCTGGATCTGGAAAATTGATGAACTTTAAAGTCGTATATGCAGTTGACCATTTAAGAGAAGTAATAAAACTCCCTATTATTGTAACAGCAGCAGTTGATGTATACGGTGAACATGGACATAGTAAGAATAGTTTTCATCTTGCAAAGAATCATTGTCAGGCAATAGATTTTTACATTATCACAGATATGTCTCCTCGTCTACAATATCGTTTGGTAGAAGAAGTGGGATTTGGTGGGATTGGGGTATATCTCAATATTTGGCATGATAGAAAAGGAAAGTTATTACCAATTGGATTCCATATTGATACTCGTGGTCATATTATTTTACAGAGATGGTCATGCAGACAAAAAGGGCAATACAATTATTTATTGGGGAGCTAATCAGGATAGAAATTTTTATCGACAACCATCAAGAAATGTAAATATGTATTAAAGAGATATAACAATGAAAACAATTCTTTTTCTCATATTACTATTTACCCCTTTCGCCTTATATGCTCAGGATATTGAAATAAATATGCAGGGCAAGGGAGAAATAATATGTATTGAAGATGGTGATACTGTATATTGTATTTCATGTGGAAAGCAAGATAAATATGCTGAGAATTCTACATCTGAACCACAAAATGAAAATTCTTCGAGTACGAAAAAGAATTCAAATGATTACCGCTGGGAGGGAATGCCTGAAAAGGAAATCGAATTAAACTTGATGGACGCACAAAAAAATGAAAATGAAAAGAATTATGGAATGGCTTTTTTTTATTACTGTGATGCATTTGAATCGGAAAAAGCAGAAGAAATGCTGAATAAATATAAAGAATCAATATCTGATGATGTTTATAAAATTAGCAATCTCGCTTCCATGTATCTAAAACTGGGCATGAAAGACGAATACATTGAGACCGTTAAGCGTTTAAAAGGGAAGGAATTAAAATGAGAACAATAAATAATACCAAAACATGGTTTTGGATAGCATTAATTATTACAGGAGCCTTGCTACTTATTTGTTTCTCTGTATTACCCTCAATGGTCTATTGCTATATGTCAGGTTTAGAGGCACATGAGAAATATATTTATCCTGTTGTAAGAGTAACACAGGAAAATGCTGGTGGTTCTGGCACTTTGGTATATTCCTCTGCTTCGTTTGAAACGCCTGATGTTTATTCAACCTATGTACTTACAAATTACCATGTAATAGCTAATGCAATCAGTATAACAGAGGAGTGGGATACTACTTTGCAGAAGGAAGTTAAGAAAGAAAAAAGAGGCATGGTTTATGTTGAGATTTTTAAATACCGAGAATTGTCTACACCAATAGGTACATTAAAGGTTGAAGCTGAAATTGTACTCTATAACAAAGATGAAGATATAGCACTCATCAAACTGAAAACAGAGGAAAGGGCTGATTATATTGCGCTTCTTTACGTGATTTCATCTGATTACAAAGTAATGGATGAAACTGTTGCCTGCGGATGTAGCTTAGGATTTCCACCCTTGCCAACTACAGGAGTTATTACCCGCTTAAATTTCCAAATAAACTCTCTCCCTTATCATATGAGTTCAAGTCAGATAATATATGGAAATTCCGGCGGTGCTATGTTTTTAGCAGAAACAGGTGAGTTGATAGGTATACCTTCAATGGTTCCTGTTGTAGGATGGAGCACGGCTGTGACTCACATGGGGCTTTTCATTGGGATAGAAAGAATCTATGAATGGCTCGAAAGAGAAAATTACGATTTCATTTATGATAATACTAAAACAGAAAAAGAATGTCTTGAAGAGAGAGAGAAAGGTATAGAAAAGAAGAGAGAAAAGAAGTGAAACTTTAAGAAAGGAGGTAAGCTATGAAAATTGATGTTACAAAAATTATTCAAGTACTCACATTTTTGTATCCACTTGTTCTGCGGGCTTGGCTAAAGAGGTATTGGAAAAGTCGAGGAAAGGGTTAAAATGCTTGGATTCATAACGAAAAGATGGATGAAAATATTCGGACGGAAAGAGAGCAGTACAATTGGCATAGTTGCCGGCCCTGGCTCAACAAAGGTCGTCTGGCCCCAACGGGGGTATGATAATTTTGCCCGTGAGACTTACTTGAAGAACGTCACGGCTTTCCGGGCTATTGATGAAGTTGCCAAATCTGGGGCCTCAGTACCGTGGAAGGTTTTTGACCGCAATGAGGATGGTGGCCGAGAAGAAGTGCAAGAGGGCCCTTTCAATTTGGTTCTAAAACGTCCTAATCCAGATGAATCTCTTGCATTTGTTGTGCTGAAGACCCTTGCCTATTTGGTTATGAGCGGGAATGCATTCTTGGAAAGAATCAAGTTGGATACAGGTCCGAACAGAGGGCAGATGAGGGAATTGTATTCTCATCGGCCAGATCGTTTTAAGTTTAAAACCTCAAATGGCAGATTGGAACAGTATGTTTACACTGTTGGGGGGCGTCCGACGACATGGGATGTTGACCCAGTAACCCATCAAGCAGATATTCTTCAATTGAAAACTTTTCATCCTCTTGATGATTGGTGGGGGGCGGCCCCGACTGAATCGGGAGCCAGGGAGATTGATACTAACAATGCAGCTACGGAATGGAATAAGGCTTTACTTGATAATCAGGGGCGTCCTGGCATGGTTTTCACTCTGGTTGGGCAGCTTGGAACTCAGGCGTTTGACCAGTTGGAGCGGCATCTTGAACAGCGCAGCGGGCCGTCTTTTGCTGGAAAGGATTTAATCATCACAGGCGAGCGGGGCACAGGGGTTCAGCCTTATGGTTGGTCACCGACTGATATGGATTTCGGTGAGGGGGATGTCCGGTTAATGAGGAAGATCTCAATGACCTATGGTGTGCCCCCTGAATTGCTTGGAATTGAATCTGCTACTTTCAACAACCGGAAGGAAGCGAGGCTGTTTTTTTGGGAAAATACTGTCATCTGGTGGCTGAATTACCTTCGGGGAGAATTAAATAACTGGTTATTTCCATCCGATTCAAAACGGTTTATTGACTATGTTTTGGATGATGTTCCTGCTTTCATTGAGAAGCGTGATGCCCTATGGGATCGAGCAGGAAAAGCCGATTTTGCATCCATTAATGAAAAACGGGAAATGGTAGGCTTAGACAATTGGGGAAAAGAGGGTGATGTAATTTTAGTTGAGGCCAGTAAACTTCCCTTGGGCATGGAACCAGCAGAAGAAGAGGAAGAAGAGGAAGAAGAGGAAGAGACAAGAAAAAGGTTACTTGCTGAAGGATATACAGAAGATGAAATTGAGGAAATGCTAATTGGTGATTATGAAGATGAGAAGATGGAAGGGAAAGCAAAATATAAATGCGAGTGTATTTCATGTGGTTATAAGATGGTTTCAGATAAGCATTGCAATACACTTACGTGCCCTAAATGTGGGGGAAAGATGAGGCGTAGTTCTAGGCCAGGTCCAGGCCAAGGATAAGAGAAAAGAGAAACAGATGATTAAAAGAGACGGCAAGGGAAGATTTATAAAAGGGTCAAACAATTCTTGGAATAAAGGAATGAAAGGATATACAAATTCGGGTAGTTTTACTTCTAAAAACTCTGAAGGAAAGAATAATATTTTTTATGGCAAACATCATACAGAAGAGAGCAAACAGAAAATAAGTATGAATAGTGGTATGAAGAATGATCCAAAAGCTAGAGAGAAGGTAAGTGTTGCATTAAGTGGAAGAAGATTGACACAAGAAGTTAGAAATAAAATAAGCATTGCAATGAAGAAAAGAGTTAAACAGGGCATACATAATTTTTGGAAAGGTGGAATTTCAAGGGATTATCAAAAGCTGAACCATTCCCTCAGAAATACTGACTGGAGGATATGGCGGGAAAGGGTGTTTGAAAGGGATGATTATACTTGTCAAAGGTGTGGCATCAGAAGTGGAAATGGCAAGGCGGTGTATTTGGAGCCACATCATAAGATTACAGTAAAAGAGTGTGTAGACGAGGGTCTGTACAATTTGATCTATGACGTCGATAATGGTTTAACTTTGTGCCGGAGCTGCCATAAGCAGGTTCATGGTTGGAATTCTGCAGAGAGACCGGGCTGGGTAAAAGTGAGAATGAATAAAAATGCCTTTGTCACGGAAGCACTGCCAAATTAAAAAATGATAAACATTATAGATAGACGGGGCCGCCTTCTCTGGCAAGCCGAGGTTGAGCGGATGATGGCGAGCCTCGGGTACTCTCAAACTAAGGAGGGGACAAGGCTTCTTAATTCACAATATTTCAGAGCCTCTCGGTTGGCTAAGGTTGGAAGGTTTGATGATATTGATTTTATTGTCGATGATGCCTGCCCTAAAATGGTTGAGACTTTACAGAAGCACTATAGAAGAGTTGCAACCGTTTTTGGAAATAAGGCATTTGGGATATTTGCCAATAAGAAGTTTATTCAACCCTCAGAGATCAAGACCCCAAGGGAAGATTTTTGGAAAGAGATTAATGGGTGGTCAAGAACCCAGGCAGCAAGCAAGATAACTAAGGTCAACAGGACTACAAAAAATGTTATTGCTGGGGTCATTCATAAAGGGATGGAAGAGGGAATATCCCATGTTGATATTGCAAAGAACATTCGCAAGACGGGGAAGATTTCCAGCTCGTATAGGGCAAAGACAATTGCCTTAACAGAGACCCACACAGCGGCGATGAAAAGTATTGATTCTGCTGTTAAGAGCACCCGGATTGAGATGGAGCGGGAATGGGTCTCGGCCAGGGATATGCGGACGAGGAGGCCAAGCAAAAATAATATTTGGAATCATTACGGGAAATTTCCAAATGGGGCAGATACGGAGCGGGTGCCACAGGATAAGGATTTTGTGGGCACGGGGCAACCTTTGAGTTATCCAGGAGACCCGAAAGGGGCGGCTGGAAATATTATTCGTTGCAGGTGTTGTTTGCTGTACCACACAGTTAAACAGATGGAAGAGATTAAACCATATGAGCCGACAGTGTTTCCAACAACGCCTTTGGAAATAGGAGATTTGAAAGATAGCAACCTATTAGGGGGAGGGTTTAATGTAACTAATATTGTTGGAATTGAGCATGGAGGAAAAAGGTTTAAGGCTATTTTTAAACCTGTGGATGGAGAAAATTGGAGTCAGAGAGCGACTATTTCAAACGAGAAGTTTACATTAGCTGAGAGAGAAAATCTTGCTTATGAAATTGATAATAAATTAGGCATTGGAATGACTCCTCCTACAGTTATGCGAGATTTTGGGAAGGGAAAGGGCAGTGCTCAAATGTGGGTGGACGATGCCTCTGGACAATTTGGGTGGCAGGGGAGGGGGCTGTCTCCTGAGGAGAACTTTAAAATAAATCTTTTTGATTATATTATTGGGAATACAGATAGGCATGGTGGTAATTACCTGAGAGTAAAAGCAAATGGAAATCCTGTATTAATTGATCACGGGTATTCTTTTCCAGATCCAAAAAAAGGGGTACAGGTTGGATACAGAGCTCTTAGAAAGACAGGATTGTCTGAATTCGGGAGAATTCCTGTTACTTTTAGGGATAAAGAAATTTCCAATGAACTGCAAGGGGATGTATTGGAGCGACTAAAAAAATTAAAAATAGATGAATTAGCAGGAAAGTATAATTTGACTAAATCAGAGCTGTCGGCATTGAAAGAAAGAATAAAATTAGCGAAAAAAGCAGTTGATGGAAATCAATGTAGATATTTGTTTGACCTTTATGATCAAACTGGCATGGAAGATTTAATTGAGAGGATAGGCAAATGAAAACTGTTGAGTTTTATAGAACTATAGACGAAGGGCAGGAGATAATCGGGGTGGCATTTCTTAGGGGGGATAAAGTTTCTTTTAAGGATTTGCCAACAAAATTGACGGGGGAATTGAGAGAGGGAATTAGAGAAAGGGCGTCAATGACTTTAATCTATCCAAAAGACGG